AGCCGGATCGCTTTCGTGGTCCGCAACATCATGGAGCGTGGTGTGATGAGTTGGCGGCATATAGATACTCAGATGCTTGGGATCAATTACAGTTTGGATTACGCTTAGGCGATAAGCCACGCATTATTGTTACTACTACCCCGCGCCCTACCCCGTTAATCCGAGCGCTCGCCAACCGCGATGACGGCTCAGTAGTAATCACTCGCGGATCTACTTTCGATAACGCGGCTAACTTAGCGCCTAGCGCGTTGCTGGAGTTACAGGCACGATACAACAATACCCGGCTAGGTCGGCAAGAACTATACGGAGAGATCTTAGAAGATGTAGAAGGCGCGTTATGGACTAAGGGCTTAATAGATCGAAATAGACTAAATAAAGCACCAAGTTTGGCACGAATTGTTGTATCCATAGATCCGGCGGTGACCAACACCAAAGACTCTGACGAAACCGGAATAGTGGTGTGCGGATCTGACGCAGCTGGACACGGCTACCTGCTGGGAGATTACTCATTTCGGGGATCGCCGCTTGATTGGGCTTCTAAGGCAGTATCGGTCTTCGATGAGTTCAAGGCTGACTCGATCCTAGTAGAAGTTAATCAAGGTGGAGATATGGTTACTAGCGTTCTCCAACAGATCCGACTTGGCTTACCGATCCGGGAAGTGCGAGCGCATGTGGGTAAGAGACTCCGAGCTGAGCCAATAGCGGCTATGTATGAGCAGGGGCGTATTCATCATATTGGCGAGTTCGCGCAGCTAGAAGATCAGATGACTCTCTGGACTCCGGAAGAAGTTAATTCTCCGGATCGCCTTGACGCAATGGTTCAGGGTTTTGCGGATCTTCTTGGTAGTATTAATGTTGCGAATTACTTTGCGGCGCTTGCAAATTTCTGCCGGAAATGCGGATTGCCTATGCCTAAGTCAATGAGCCATTGCAGTAAGTGCGGAACGGCTATGATAGCGCCGGATAGTGAGGGAGTATAATGGCAGTCGCGTATAACACCACAATAGATCAAGGCGCGGATTGGTATTTGACGATAACTTATGAAAATCCAAACGGCACTCCGATCAATATTACTAACTACACTTCTGCCTTACAGATCCGTTCGCTACCTTCTGATCCGACATCAGTATTATCGCTTTCTACGGGAAGTGGGATTACCATTACCGGAGCAACAGGAACAGTCGAAGTCCATGCCACCGCTACGCAAACAAGAGCGATAGACGAAGGCACTTACTACTATGATTTAGAAATTACCGCGCCTTCCGGCGTAGTAACCCGTCTAGTGCAAGGGCAGGTTGTTGTGAGTGCGGAAGTAACACGATGAGCGAAGATGTAATAGTAGTTCAACCGGTAATCAATCAGATTACTGTCGCAGCTCCGGGTCCGCAAGGTCCGCAGGGAGTCTTCACACCCGGCGATGTTGCCTATGTCCATACTCAATCAGTATCAAGCGCGACATGGACTATCAATCATAATCTAGGCTTTCAACCGGTAGCAGTTGTATTAGACTCTGCCGGAACTCAATGCGAAGGCGCTATTTCTTACCCAAGCGTTAATCAAATGGTGATAACCTTTACGGGTGCTTTCACCGGCGTAGCATACATAGTTTAGGAGAACACACATGGCGCGTAAGTTTCTAGTATCACTCGATCTCAGCAAGAACGAATTACAGAACGCAGTAATTCAAAACCTTGCTTCCGCACCCGGATCTCCTGTTTCCGGTCAGATCTACTACAACACAGTAGATAATCAACTTTATATCTACAATGGAACGCGTTGGGAAGTAGCCGGTAACGCAGTTCAGTCAGGGTTGCTCGCAGCTCGACCATTGGCTAACGCGGTAGATGCTGGAACTATTTACTACGCCACCGACACTTATCTTTTCTATTATTCAGACGGATCTACTTGGACACAAACAAATGCGTTCGGATCTGTAACTGCGCAAACTTCTTATGGCGCTTCTAGTGGCAACGGATCCGCGACTACTTATGCTCGCGCAGATCACACTCACGGAACTCCGGCGCTGGGAACCGCTACACCGCAAGCAATTTCCGGAGCAGCTGGATCTGCTGGATCCGCAGCAACTCCTTCGAAGGAAGATCACACTCACGCCTTTACGCCATCAACAGACTTGTCAATGGCAACATACAAACTTACTAATCTTGGAACTCCGACTAACTCCGCAGACGCAGCAACAAAAGCCTACGCAGATCTAAAACTTGCTCTAACCGGTGGAACTATGACCGGCGCGATAGCGATGAGCAACAACAAAGTCACCGGCGTAGCAACTCCTACTGACGCGGCTGACGCTGCGAATAAGCAGTATGTTGATGATGTTGCGCAAGGTCTAAATATTCACGCAGCTTCCTATGCCGCAACTACCGCTAACTTAAACGCGACTTATAGCAACGGAACTAGCGGCGTAGGAGCAACATTAACTAACGCTGGAACGCAAGCTGCTTTCACTACTGACGGCACAACGCCTTCCGTCAATGATCGTATTCTTGTAAAAAATCAGACTACTGCTTCTCAGAATGGTATCTACACACTTACCACAGTAGGTAGCGGATCTACGAACTGGGTGCTTACTCGCGCTACAGACTTCGATACCGCAGTAGAGATCGCTGGCGGTGATTTTACTTTCGTAGATAACGGCACAACTCTTGCCAATACAGGCTGGGTAAATGTTGATGAAGTAACAACAGTAGGCACAGATCCTATTGAGTTTCAACAGTTCTCCGGCGCTGGAACCTATACCGCAAGCAACGGCATTACTCTTACTGGAACTAACTTTACTTTCACTCCAAGATCCGGATACGGCTTGGCTACCGGAGCAAGTGGCGCAGAAATCAAACTCGCTACTACTTCCGGACTTAACATCAGCTCGGATCTAGCGGTTGGCGCTGGAAATGGTATCTCTGTTCTTACCAACACAGTAGCCATTGACTCAGCAGTAGTAGTCAGCAAGTATGCCGCTAATGTTGGAGACGGATCTGCTACTTCTTACACAATCACACATGGACTTAACACAAGAGATGTAATAGTGTCGGTCTATGAAGCAAGCGCGCCATACGCAGAAGTAGTCTGCGATGTTGCGCACGCTACTACTACCACAGTTACGCTCGCTTTCTCCGTTGCTCCTACAAGTAATCAATATCGAGTAGTCGTACACGCATAGTAAAAAAGGGAGATACACATGGGTCTTCGTGACCGTATCGCAAAGGCATTACTGGCTGGAGACTTAGACAAAAAGCCTAATTTGCCGGCGGGTGCTACCACCATGTCGGAAAACGATATGCGTAACGCAGCTCTCAATCAGATCTCGCAGAACTACGGCAACTCCAACCCATTACCGCGCAACCCTTGGTTGAATATGGTTCCGTTCGGTCCGGGTATGCCGATTACTCCGGGAGCAATCAACCCTTTACGCCCTGACGGCAGACCGGATCCACGCCGCTACGAATACCAAGTAGCACAGAACATCAACATCACGGAAACACGCCTTGTTCCGTTTAAGACACTCCGAGCTGCGGCAGATCAGATCGATATTCTGCGGCGTTGTATCGAAGTATTGAAAAGCAAGATTACTGGACTCGATTGGGATATTGTTTTAGGCACAGACGCTTCCGAAAAGATCGCGGCTGAGTCCGGTGGAGATCATGTGCGCGCTATGGCTAAGGCTCGCCAAGAATATACCGATGAGATTAACCGCATTAGAACATTTTGGGAGAACCCGGATAAGGCTAACGGGCTTACTTTCTCGGATTGGCTTATGATCGCTTTAGAAGAGATCCTAGTTATTGACGCTTGGGCAGTTTGGCCACAGATGAGCGTTGGTGGAGATCTCTACGGCTTACAGATCCTTGACGGATCCACGATTAAGCCATTACTGGATGATCGCGGTATGCGCCCTATGCCGCCTAACTCAGCATTTCAACAGATCCTATACGGCTTTCCACGCGCCGAATTTACGGCTAATGACGATGATCCGAAGGCTGACGGAGAATTTACGGCTGATGACTTGGCGTATATGGTCCGTAATCGCCGCACAATTAGCGTATATGGACAATCTCCAACCGAGCGAGCGCTACCCCTAGCCGATATTTACTTGCGCCGCCAACAATGGATCCGAGCCGAATACACAGACGGCGTATTGCCGGAGCTGATGTTTGAGACAGATGCTACTTGGGGAACTAATCCGGAGCTGCTACGCGCTTACGAAAATATCTTTAACGATGATCTTTCCGGGCAAACCGAGCAACGCAAGCGCGCTCGCTTATTGCCTAGCGGTATGAAGCCGGTTCAATACGAAGGCTATGGCGAGAAGTTCAAAGACACGCTAGATGATTACTTGATTACTTCGATCTGCGGACACTACGGAGTCCAACCGGCGGAAATCGGGTTTTCTCCTAAAGGCGGACTCGGTGGTGCTGGATTTGAAGAAGGTAGGGCTTCGAGCGCAGAAGCAATCGGTGCGCAACCGCTTGTAAATTGGATCAACCGAATGCTAACTAATCTTTCTTACACTTATCTTGGTATGCCACGCGAATTAGAGTTCAGAATGATGACTTCTAAGCGACTAGATAACGAAGAAAACGCTCGCAAGGCTCAGATTGAAGTCACAAGCGCCGGTAAGACTATTAACGAACGCAGATCCGAAATGGGCTTGCCTCTACTAGATACTCCGCAAGCCGATATGCCGCTATTGGTTGGTGGCGCTGGGATCTATCTATTCTCACCTGACGGAATTATCAACGCTGCTGATGTTGTGAGCGCTCCGGCTCTTGCTGGACCCGAAGCAGCTCCGGCAGCTCCGACTACGGAAGTAGGAGAGAAGCCGCAAGTAGAGCCAAGCGCTGAGCAAGAAGAAACAATAGAAGAAGAAGTCAAGGCATTTCTAAAATGGGCAAGTAAAGGCAAACGCGCTCGCCAATTTGAGTTTTATGAGATAGATCCGGTAGTGGGAGAAGCGTTAAATCGTTGCGCGTTCGAAGGAGATCTCGATACCGCTCGATCTATTGCTAAAGCGTATATCTCATGATTTGGGGCGCTCATCAAGCAGACGGGCGCATAGCTGCGAATAACGCTCGAAAGATCCGAGCTGCTTTAGGGCTGGAGATTAACGCCCGTCAAGTCTATGACCGGTATCTCGAAACGCAACCTACTGTAAGCGACAACATAGCCCAAGATCGAGCCAAAGCCCGCGCATGGGCGATGCTCAATGTCGGACTTAACGAAGACGCTCTATACCAAGTCTTATCTAGGTTATGGGCAGAAGGCGTAGTTACTGGATACGCCGCTGCGGAAGAATTGATACTACGGCTGGAGCGCCGGAGATCTCGCAAGATCGCCAAAGAAAACGCGTATATTGATTGGGCAAACTGGAAGCCCGGTGACCTAGCTGCTGCGGCGCTGGTCCGACCTAAAGGCGCTTTAGCCCGCTTACTGGAGCAAGCTGCGGTTAGCATTAGATCCCTAGCGAAAGAAACTTACAATGAACTCGGAACAGCAATTGCAGACTCTTTGGCGGTTGGCTTGTCTCCGGAACGCGCAGCCAAACTCATTAACGACAAGATCCGGAACCCAAAGCGATCTCTTACTATTGCGATTACTGAACTTAACCGCGCTATGTCTGCCGCCGCAATCGAACGATACAGACAAGCCGAAATAGAATATATGGAGTGGGCAGTTAGCGATCCTTGCCCTATTTGTGCGCAGAACGCTGGACAAGTAGTGCAAATGGGCGGAACATTTAACTCCGGATCTACGCAACCGCCCGCGCACCCAAACTGCCGATGTGTTTTATTGCCGGTAATTCCGGAGTATGACGATAACGGGGTCATAGATGTTGCGCCTAAAACTGCTAAGATTACTACCGAAGATCTTGCTCGATTAGACGCAGCTCTTGAAAACATAGAAATAGAGTGGGTGAATTTATAGTGGCAGACAGTTTTGTTCCACCCGCCGGAGCTGCCGCTGCCGCGAAACGCGCTATCAAATGGATCGAAGAAGGTAAGGCTGGATCCGGATTTACTTCTACGGGTAGAACTCGCGCAGGGCAGATCGCCCGCCGCGAAGCAATAAGTAGAGATACAGTAATGCGCATGGTGTCGTTCTTTGCGCGACATGAGCCGGATAAAAAGGCAGAAGGCTTTAGCGCCGGAGAAAAAGGTTATCCTTCTCCCGGTAGAGTTGCGTGGGATGCTTGGGGCGGTGACGCTGGGAGATCTTGGGCAAATAGAACTGCTGAGTCAATTAGAAATAAGGAGAAAGCAACAATGACCGATTTAACTACTTCGTATTTTGCGATTGAAAAGGCGGATCGAAACGCAGACGGAACACTTATGGTGTATGGCAAGGCTACCGATGACTCAGTTGATATAGATCAACAGATTTGTGACGCTTCTTGGCTGGACCGCGCTATGCCTGATTGGTTTAAGACCGGCGGCAACATTCGCGAGCAACATAGTTCTATCGCAGCTGGAGTTGCTAAGGAATACGAAGCCAAGTCAGACGGGCATTATATTCGAGCGCTGGTAGTAGATCCGATCTCAGTTCGCAAGGTAGAAACCGGCGTTCTCAAAGGCTTCTCTATCGGTATCAAGAACCCACGCGTAGCCCGCGACAACAAGGCGGCTAACGGAAGAATTATTGACGGGCAAATTGTAGAAGTATCGCTAGTAGATCGCCCTGCTAACCCAAACTGCCAATTAGTTCTTGCTAAATCTACTTCGTCAGACTCGACCCTAGTTATGGTAGAAGATCTGATCGAAAAGAAAGAAGAAACAGATTACGAAAGTATCAATGTTGGTGGCGCTGGATCCGAACCCGCAGATAAAGAACTCTACAACCGCGTCAAGGCAGAAGCCAAGGATAAGTTCGATGTTTATCCTTCCGCAGTAGCCAACGCTTGGGTAGTCCGGGAGTATAAAAAGCGCGGCGGTAAGTATAAGAAGAAGACCAAGAAGAGCCTTACTAAGTGCTTAGAGTGCGGCTGCGATCAACCGGAAGTAAGTCATGGCGGCGGTCCAACAGTATTGCCTGACGGCACTATCACTTCCCACATGACTACCGCAAACATTATTTCCCCTACGGAAACACCAAAGTTTGCCCTACAATCAGACAGTAATCTATCGACAGGAGCGGATCCAATGGAGCAGGTTAAAGAAATATTAGATCTTTCTGCCACCTATAAGAACGCAGACCTGCTAAAGTTCGACAAGAAGATATACGACACGGCGCGTTCGGCTCTCGCTCAACTTATTGCTATCGAAGCAGAAGAAATGGGCGCTGGATCTAACGAAGAAATGTCGTTACAACACTTACTATCCGCAGTTCATCACCTTTTCGCTTGGTATGAAGGTGAGTCAGAAGAGGGAGAGATCATGCAGGAGACAGAAATCGAAATGGCTGCTGGAGCCGATAAGAAAGATATGAAGCCGAAAAAAGGCGAGTCAAAAGATGACTTCATGAAGCGTTGCAAAGAAGTCGGCATGAGCGATAAAGAAGCAATCGAATGCTTCGACAAATACATGGCGGCAGATAAAATGGAAGACGAAGAAAAACCGGCTAAGAAAAAAACCGACAAAGAAGATGACGAAAAGAAAACCGGTCATAAGTCGGTAGAGTCCGAAGACGCAGCTCCGGAAGCAGTTGAACCGGATGTCGTAGAAGAAGATAAAGATAATTCTGATGATGATAAGTCAGCAGATGTAGAAGCCATAATCGAGCAAGTGGTAAAGAGTGCAACCGAGTCTCTACGCAAAGAGATCGCTGACTTAGTGACTGCAACAAAGGCGGCACAAGAGAAAGCATCTACGCTGGAATCCGAGTTGGCTATTGCCAAATCTCTCGCGGTGGCTGGTGGTCCGAAACGAACAGGACACTCAGTTGAGCAATCAAGTGACTTACTGGTTAAGGCTGCCAATTACAAAGCGAAAGCAAACGCAACAACCGACCCAACACTAGCCCAAGGCTATAAGCAGCTCGCGCAAGAATTCTTTGCGAAAGCAGCCGAAGCCAACAAGCAGTAAAGACGAAAGGAAACACAAACATGGCGGAAATGCCACGCGCAACCGATCTGTTTGGTGACGCTTCTCCAAGAGAAGCCGCAGAGCGCCACGAAGAATACTTAGGAGAACTTAATAAGTCTCTTGCTAATTCTTCAAGCGTTCCCGGACAAACACCAACACAAGATCCGCTTGCTGCTATGGAAGCACTAGCTGCTACCAAATCACTTACCCCTGACGCGCTCGCTGGACTCAACAACGCGTTATCAGCACAAAGAGTTGCTATGCAAGAGATCCAAAAGGATATTACTCTTACTAGCCCACTCTCAACATCCTTCGCAGCCTTCGATCTCGAAGCACCTGCTAAGTTGCTTACTCCACGCCCAACACCACTTCGTAACCGCATTCCGCGTAAGAAGGGCGTTGGCACATCACACCGCGTCAAGCGTATTCTCGGATACACAGGTACCGGAACTGGTGGCGTAGGAAATACTTGGCCCGGAATTACTGAAAGCACAACAAATACTTTCGGAGCAATCAACTATGAGCGCGGTCCAAAGATCAGCTACTCAGCAGATGATCTAGTATTGCCATACAACTCATACTCTCTATCAGATAGCGTGTCATTTGACGCTAACTTCTCAGGTTTGGGTTATCAGGATCTCCGTCAGCTATCAAGCACATCCACTCTATACGCAACAATGCTTATGGAAGAAAGAATGATGCTTATGGCACGCGGAACCGCAAGCGGTTACTCAGGCGCTCTCTCAGCTCCTACCTTTACCCTTGCGTCTCCTGTCGCTTCCGGATCTCAGACTGCTCTCGCAGCTACTACCTACTATGTAAATGTCACCGCTGACGCTGGTATCTCCGGCAACGGCTTTGGTGAGTCAATCGTAGGAACAGAAGCAAACACCGCAGTAGCATCCGGCGATGTTCTTACTATCACAGTAAGCACCGCAGTTGCTGGAGCGCTTGGCTACAACATTTATGTCGGTACCGCAACAGGTAACGCGAATTTGAAGTATCAGGGAACCCTAAAGGGAACTGGAACTTTCACAATTCAAGGTGCTGGTGCTACCGGTCTAACTGGAAATAACGCAGCTTTTACTACTACAGGAGCAGCCGCAACCCGCGCAGCAGCAGATACTTCTGCTTACTCAACCGGTTATGACGGAATTCTCCCAACAGTATTGGGCGCAAACTCCGGTTACAACAACTCAATCAACTCTACTTTCAGCACCGCTAATCCGGGCAGCGAATTCCAAACAGTATTCGCTTCGCTCTATCAGAATGTTAAGGCTGATCCGGATCTAGTATTGCTAAACGGAAATGATCGTAAGCAGCTCTCTGACGCAATCAAGAGTGGATCTACCGCTAACTATCGCTTGGTCATCAATGATCCGGGCGAAGGCGGAACAACATCCGGATCTATCGTTACTGGACTTCAGAATGAAGTTACCGGTAAGGCAGTAGATCTTATGGTTCATCCTTGGCTAAATCAGGGTGTGGCTCCGGTCCTATCCTTTACTCTGCCAATCCCTGATACCGAAGTGTCTGATGTATGGGCTAACTTCTTGGTTCAGGATTACATGGGTATTCAATGGCCTGTAACTCAGTTCAGTTACGACTTCTCAACTTACTTCCGTGGCACTTTCTTCTGCACCGCTCCTGCTTGGAACGGCGCAGTCTCAGGAATTATCAACGCATAAGTAAGGCAATAGGGGGCGCGACACATTTGAAAAGTCGCGCCCCTTATTTCAGTTATCGGGGGCATATATGGCACGCATGGTAGCGCCGGATCGCGGCGTTAAAGAAACAGTAATTGGCGGATCGAAATATAATCCGGACAAAGGCGGGATCTACAATGTAGATAACTCGCGGCATGTTAATGCGATGAAAGCAGAAGGCTATTTTGAAGCGGCTCTTAATCCGCACTCAGCTGGAGACGCACAACGGGGCTTTTGTTGCGTAGAATGTGGCTTTAATGGTTGGTTCCGCAAGTGCGGGCGCTGCGGCGTAGAAGCAGTAGAGCCACCACCAAGAGACGGAGAGTAAATGGCTACCGGAGTAACAACAAATACTTTCTCGGAGAACCCTTACTTAACTATTGCCGAGTATAAGAACGCTCCGACTAGCATTGATTACGATAATCTAGTAGTAGGCGGTAATGCTAATGCCCAAGACGGAGAGCTGAGCCGGGTTATCCTTCGCGCTTCTTCCTATCTTGATGAATATCTCAATCAAAATCTAGTAGCCGATACTCAGACCGAGACTCAACGCACCCGTATTACTCCGCAGGGTTATGTCTCGCTCCACCCGAACCGCAACCCTATTATTTCTCTAAGTTCTTTTCAGTATGGATCCGATCCCAATAATCTACAAACAATGACGGATCCGAGCCAATCTTGGTTCGAAAATCAACAAATCATTATCCCGCTTTCGCAGCTCTCTACTACTTATTCAAGCGCTGGACCGCTCGCGTTTGGTGGAAATCTAGGATCTCGCACTCAGATCTATTGTAAATATACCTATGTCGCGGGCTTCGTCAATACTACGCTGGCTTCTGCCGCGAGCGCAGCCGCAACTTCTCTTACAGTCAATTCCGGAGCAGGAATAATTGCCGGCGCGCAGCTCCGGATCTATGACGGGGCAAATCAAGAGACAGTAACAGTAGCAAGCACCTACACCTACGGATCTACGACAGTTCCGCTAACTGCTGGACTTTCCTATGCTCACGCAGCTGGAGTCGCAATAGGCAATATGCCCAACGCGATCAAAGAAGCAGCGATCCTGATTACTACGGCATTGATTAAAGTGCGCGGCGATAACTCGATGACTATGAATATCACTACGCAACCGAGCGCCAACCTATCTACCGGAACAAGCCGCTACGGATCCGAAATACAATTAGCGCTAGATATGGTAGATAAATACCGCAGGGTCCGATAATGGCAGGGCGCAC